GCAATTTGGTCGCAATCATTATTACTACCTCTAATTGAACCAATTACCGCAGCAATTAATTCGTAGTCTTTTTTTGTCATTGTCATTTTTGTCCCTTACTTTACTAATTGTGGATTATTGAATACTTGAAGGAAAAATTCCTTAGCAATTCTTTCAGAAGTTGTAAAATCTTTTTCTGAAATAAAATCACCATATCCGAATCCTTCATCATCGTTGTAACTCCAACCACCATTCGCTTCGCCAAAGTTAATTGCGTAGCGAAAATCTGAGTGTTGAATTTCTAAGTATCCGCCCCAAACTATTTCTGCTTTTATCTGTGTATCATTTATTTTTGTTGCTTTTCCAAATGAAGGTTCAACCGCATTTGTCTTTTGGTCGTAATCTTCAATTGCTTTTGCTATATCTTGTAGTGTTATTTCCATTTTGTCCCTTTCGGTTAGTAGGCTTCCATCATCAGTAACCGTTGCCTAAGCGGTTAGACGGCACTTACTTTTAGTGCAAGTGCCGTTTCGGAATATTTATGTCCCTAGTTATTAAGAATTTGTGGATTGTGTTCCACTATCGGTGTGCCAAACCGACCTAAGAGGTAATTCTCCATACCGACTTCCGCCTTATTTGGAGTGCGCTGATTAGCAACTACTGTGGGTGCCTTTTTCTGTCACCTGCTAGGACTTACCCGTTGCGTGCGTTCCCTTATTTGCGTGTCATAACTCCGTGTAATGTTTTATATCGGCTAATTGCTAACCTTGCCGAATACCGAAAACCTGCCTATATTTTGTTAGCGTAATTAATAGCGACTAACGGATAATGCTGGCTATTTTCGGACTTGCACTTTGTTACTGGATACTCTGAACGGTGCAAATAAATAACTAATTTGCCTACCGTTTATGCCTCCCATATGTCAATAGCAAAACTCAAACTCGCCAGAGCGGTGCAGTCCCTTGGGATTTATTGCTGATGCCTTCACCGAGTTTTTATTTTGCTATTTAGTTGTCATGTAGCGCCGTGTGGGTAATTTACTTCTCTAGTCCCTAAGTTGGGGTGCCGAAGCGTTAATCCCCTGCCGTTTTAACGGGTAAAGGTTTGACTAGATTTTCTAAAACCACTATTTAATTTTTTTACTACTAAGAGAATTCTATCACACCACGCCGAAGTGGGTTTTAGAGGGTCATTTAAACGCCGTAGAAGCCCGATAGGGACACGCAGATAATGAAGTGGTAGGTAGATACCAAACCAGTAGTGCTAATGGCAGGTAGTCGGCATTTCCCTAATCCAAACGACACATTACAGGCGCATAAAGCATTACATACCAGCCTATTTGATTACCTACGCTGAGGCGTATCTATACTTATGCTTATGACCAACCCAACTCCAATTTCAAAACCTAGTTATACGCATATTGAATTGCGTTGTGGTGGATTAACTGTGCAAATTGGAACAGAAACAGAATATCCAGATTTAGTTGATGATTTAGCAAATAGAGCAGTTATGGTTTATAAAGAAGCGATGGCACACGCAAAAGAAAACGGTATTGATGTTAGTGATATGCGGTTAATTACCACCGATTACGGTGATGAAGAAGATGACGATTGAGTGAAGGAACGGGATTTAGCGAAACTTGGCTAGAAGATGAATTGGATTGTGGCATTGTCCCTTTTTACCAAAGTTAATCCAACCAAACTTTATATTCTGCGGTAACACGACCTTTAATTGGGTCAATAAAATGCAAACGCTGACTTGGTATTGCGCTGGCGGCTAATAAATCTCTGGCGTATCTATTATCGCTTTCCGTGCTACCTGTTTGATAAATAGAACCTAATCCATTAGCCATAGGCCAACATGCGTGCGTGTGATAATGCCCCACATATACATCTCTAAACTCCCATGGATATGCGCCTGACCGCCAACGATTAGCGTGCTGAACAATGGCTGTCGGAGAAGCAAAGCCATTTCTTCCAACTTCATCACCATGTATTAATAACGCACGGTAATTACCAATTTCAACACGCTGAACATCTTCGGGACAATCTTGCCAAGTTAATCGTTTTTCGTTAGCCAATAACTGGCGTGCCAATTCATAGCACATACGGTCAATATTATCGTTGCGTGGAACATCTGCCCTTTTATTACCAATTCTTCCGTGATTACCCCATTCCGCTACCACTAATACATTTTCGTAAATAGCAAGTGCTTGTCTAATGGTGTCGGTAATTAATCTTGATACTGTTACATATTGTTCAAATAAAGTGGCATCTACTTCGTGTAATTGTGCTGGGTAATTAAATAAACCTTCCACCATATCGCCACCAAATAAAACAACCACATCTTTAACTGGGTGGTCAGCACGCTGGATTTCTGTAATACGGTGTGCTTTATTTACAAATTCATTTACACGCTTACGCATTATTTGTGAGTTATATGTTGTTGTTTTTTTACTACCCTGCCAATCCGTCATATGCCATAGCGCAATCTCGGTAGATTTCTTACGCTTATCCATTGTTGGCGCTTCAACTGTTTTAATTGCGCCCATTGCCAATGTTGCATCTTTGGCGGCTTGTATGGTTGCTTCTACTAATTCTTGTGTTCTATTTTTGGCATCTTTTAATTGTTTTTGAGTTCTTATTAACGCCTTGCGTAATTCCACCACATCATCGGATTCAATATCTTCTGGTAAATCGGCAAATCGTTTTTCAAGCGTCATTTGATATCTCCATGCCGTGTTGGGTATAACCAATTTTGTCTAACCAATTATCTTCGTGTAATGGATTAGATATACAACGGATTGTTTTTCCTGCGTCATACATAAGTGCTACAACATATGGTGGTATATCTTCAATTTTTAATATTGCGCCCCATATACGACCTATTGCCACAAAATTAGTTTCAGCATCACCATGTATTTGTTGTCTATCCGCAAGAATATCTTTTACTCTTTGGGACATTTACACATACCTTTTTTGTGTGCTCTAATGGATTCATTACTACTTTTAATACCTTCTGCTCTTAATGCCATTAAAACAAGATTATAAGAATAACCTTTTGCCCAAGCATCATCTAACGCTTTTTTATTTTCTTTTGTTAAATTTTCATACATAACCTGATAAGCACAATAACCTTCTGGCTTCATTCTTTTGGCAGCATTTTCTGCAAGTCTATCGGCTAAACTCATATCTCCGCCTTTCTCGTTTACCAAAGAATACACGACAAAGTGCATACGCTCGTATTCACGACCCGTGTTTCAGTTCTTACTTATTTTTGCACAAGTGGCACATCTACGACCACGCTGACCTTTTACATACCTAGTATTTTCAGGCGTAAATTCATGACCATGTTTACAATGCGTTCTTGCACTACGAGCCTTAACTAACAAACTTCTTTTTATATTATTAGATTGAGTAATGGCTTGTAAGTGGTCAGGATTAACACAACTAGGGTTTCGGCATATATGGTCTATTATTAAATCTGGCGGTATTGCACCTTTAGTGCGTTCGTAAATCCATCTATGTGCAGTTACCGTTTTGCGGTGTTCATTGGTAAATAACCCATAACCGCTTTTAAGTTTAGAGGCGTTCCAAATCCAGCACCCATCAATAGATACGGTGAATTTGCTATAAAACCTTCCAATAATATTCATAATAAATGCCTCTACCTTAGCGATTGACTTCCCCTGTTCAACCGCTAAGGCAAAGCGCTATTTAGTTTTTTTCTTACTAGCCGACTTTTTGGCGGCTTTAATTACTTCTGTTTCTAATGTATCTGCAACTAAACCAAATGCAGGGTCTTTTTTATCTAACGCACGAAGCGCAGGTGCAACTACGCCAGCAACTACGGCAACTGCGTATGCCCATAAATCTGTTTCATGTATGGCTATTAACGGTATTACCGCCACAACTACACCACGAGCATAAGATTTAAGAATTGATTGCATTGTTGTATTCATCTTTTCTCCTTCCTGATAGTTATTAAGGGCGAACAATAGCCATAACGGTAGCATAAGAGCGTTTTTTTAGATACACACCGCCACCGTTAGATTGTGAACCGTTATTATCCGAACTGGTATTACCTTCAATAGTTCGTAATGTTTTAATGCGTTTCATATTTTTAACAACTATGCCAACATGGTCGGGTTGTGCATCGTTATCAAATTGGAAAAATACTATATCGCCTTCTTCTGCATCACCTACTGGAATTAATTTGTTTTGTTTAACAAACCATTTTAATCCAGCATCACAACTAGCAAACCCTTTTTTATTTTGAGCCGCAACTGTTTTTACTAGACTTGCTTGGTCATAACACCACGATACAAATATGGCACACCACGGTTGATTATTAAGCCCATACCATTTGCCATACATAGTATCGTTATTACCAGTTTCTTGATAATCTATTTGTGATTTAGCAATATTCGTTACAAGCATTATTTTTTTTCGCTTAACAATATAAAAATTTCATCAACACGGCTCTCTAACCGATTTACTTGGTCTTTTAATGATTGTCCGCCATTGGGTCTAAGTTCATATAAAAATCCTCTAATAATAAATTTAATTGCTATAAATAAACCACTAAGTATTGCAACTATGCCAGCACCAAGACCAGCCCACGCAGAAATTTCCATACCAAATCCTAACACTATAATGTAATGAAAGCAGAACCGTTCCAGTATTTAATACTGTTAGAACTAGTATCGTAGAATATATCGCCAACTCTGGGATTTGTGGGCGTGTTTGTTACAAGATTAACATTTGGCGCAGTAAATCTAACCGCAGTTTCTAATTTTAATAAGCGTTGGTAAATATCGTTAAAGATAACTCGCAAATCAGGTGGTTGATTAATATATGCCATTTTTACCTCAGTTTGTAGTATTTGTAAGAGTAATGGTTACACGCTCTGGTCCATCTTCACCAGGTTCAACATTAAATCCTACAATACGGTAAATCTCGTCAAAGCCTTCGGGAAAGCGTGGGTCGGTAATAATTAATCTAGCATCATCACCAATATCATATGTGCCAAACTCTGGGTCAATATAGGCAGGAACTACTATTTTAATAATAGGTGGGGGCGTTGCTAAGGCTAATACTTGCCCTAATGATAATTGGTCTAAAACAGTTTGGTCGGTAATATCTGAATAATTGGCTTGTCCTTCTAGTAATGGAAAACCATTGGTAATAGAAGTTGTATCTTGCGCCAAAGAAGTTAATTTGCCTTCATTAGAACCAGCACCAATTACATAAAGAGTATTAATAGTAATTGAACCATCTTCGGGATATTCATATTCAACTATATTGCCAGCAGGTAAATTAAATACAGGTGTTTGTATATCGCCAACACCACTATCAATATTGCCCGTGCGTGGGTATCCAAGCACTAAAGTTTTTAACGGTTCATTTGTGGTTGGGTCATAATCCACAGAAATATTTACATCAAAACCATCATCTTGACGGCTTAAATCTTGAATAGCCTGATATATTTGTTTTAATTCGTAGGCATAATAAACACGGTCAATAAGAATACCTGATGTTTCAGAACCAACAATTACACCAATATCGCCTGACGGAGTTGATTGTGCCTGATTTATTAAATTTCTAACAATTTGAAGTTGGTCGGTATTGTTATAAGCAACAGTTGTGCTAATTAATCGTTTTTCAAAATAACTTTCAAACTCTCTAGCAGTAATTTGTAATGTTTGTCCTTGACTAGAATAACTGCGATTCCAAATAATACCGCCCCATACCAAAATACCGTTTCTATCTACATATAACGCATTACGAGATGGTTGAGTAGCAGTATCAACATTATATTCAAAAGTGTTAATACCAGATAAAAGTAAATGACCAGTAAAAGTGCCAGCCTGATTTAATTGCCGAGTAAAAGAAACGCCCGTAAATGGCAGTTCGGCAATTATTTCATTACTTAAAAGGTCAGCAATTAAATACCGATAAGTGGTAGCCATTATTTACCTGCCTCATTATAATTAAGAAACGATTACTGCGGCTTCTTCTTCTGTTAGACCAAGTGCTTCTAGTTTAAGAAGAGCAGAGGCTTTGGCTTCGGCTTTTGTTTGTTCCGCCGCAATACGCTCTGCTTCCAATTTGGCGTTTTCTTGTTGGCGTTGCTTTAAGTCTGCAATTTCTTCATCGGTGAGTTCAATAATTGTTTCTTCACCAGTAGTGCAGTTTACCTCTAGGCGTGTTGGTCGTGTTGATGTAGTCATTTTTTCTCCTTATCGTGTTATTCCATAGACAAAAAACTGACTTCCGTCAGCAAGATTTAATCCAAATGGTGCCATTGTTATTTGTAAAGAAGTGATAGCAGAAGTGCTATTCCAAGAACAAATCGCTTCTCCCATAATCATATTAGTTGATGATGTATTAATAGGAGAGGCTGCTTGCCAGCGAATAGTTTTTTTAGTTGTTGTGTTAGCGTAATCATGAAGATAAATCATAGAGTTTCCATAATAGTTTGCGGTCATATCAGGATAACAACCATAGCCAAAACGATAAATATTTGCAGCAATAAAATTAGCCTCTCCATTAGCACTACCGCTAGCAAATAATATCTTACCCGAATAATTATTTGCTGTAACATCGTTGTTTACTGTTGCAGCCATATCAGCATTACTACCGCTATGAGTTCGAGCAGAGGCTAAAACCATAATGTCATCATACCCACTAAATCCAGAAAGACTTACTGCGCTTGTGCTACCTCCGCTTACTGTTGTTGTATAAAGAAAAGTCATGGCCCCCGCAGAAGCGACTTGGCGTGATGAAGCAATAGTTCCAAGTATTGGCATATCTAAGCCCTCAATATTCCGAATAGAGTGAGTTCAGAAGCAGTTGTATAGTTGCCGTCATCTATTAAAAAATCAATTCTGTTTATTGCGGTAAGTGTCATATAAGTAATACAAGAAAATACCCAACCTTCGCCGTTTTTAGGACCTCCTGTTG